TACAAATTGAATTTTTAAATTTTCCACATGTATTTGTTTATCCGATATCCCATTTTGTCTAAATGCCTACTAGATCTATTGTCTATACTGTGAACGTAGATAGTATTCGCATAGTGTTTTAGTTTTGCTATGTAATCTCTTACTACCTCTCTATCTTTAGCTGCCTCTAACGGAAAGAATCTTATCAATGCCATAGCATCGACTTTTGTTTTTCTTTCCCATCCCTTTATTTTAAAATTAGGATCTTCAATTCTATCACATTTAAAGTCCAATTTTGTTTCAAAAGATACCATTAGAGGCTCGAAGACATCAGTGTGATCAACGGATATGATCTCATCAAACACGTCTTTACCTAGCCATGCAAATCCTCCCATACCACATCCGAAGTCCATAACTGATTTGACGTCATCTTTCAACATAATATTGATAACCTTATCAAAGTGACCCAACAGCCAATTTACATGAAAAGGACTACAATATTGAACCAAATTTCTGTGAAGACGATGATTTAAATCTATATCATCATTGTACATAATATAGTTGGTAAAATAGTCTGACACCGCATATGAAATGGGGTAGTCTATCATTCTTCTTCATCTTCCTCGTCTTCAGCTTCTTCGTCTGAAAGTTCCATATCAAAATCTTCATCACCTTCTTCAGGTTCGTCAGTGATTCCATTATATACTTGATTTGCCATAGAGATTTTAGCTTGATCAAGAGCGTCAGCTTGTTTCTGCTGAAGCAAACTATTCATGATATCATTAGCAGCATTATAATCTGCCGCATATGCTTTATCGATCATATCTTCGATTTTGCTTCTACTTTCATCTTCCATCATTTATCTCCTAACTGAGTAATTTTAAACAAATCCCTTTGTACGGGATCTTTGATTCTATCTAAAATTGGTTCTACATGAGCCACTGTATTTCCTAAATCTGGATCTAATACAGATTTGACTGGCGCATCTTTACCTATCCATCTTGCATGTGGCCTTCCATGTAAGCTCTGTGTTCCTTTATTAAAATATCCTAAATTCCTGTCAACGAATGCCATAGGACCTTCAGCTATACTTTGTGTCTGCAATTTTAATACTAATTCTCTTGCAAAAGATGGATTAAATAAAACTGCTTCCATAGCATGTTGTCCAAAGAATTGTATACAAAGATGTGGATTATATTGTATGACTTCTGGCTTTTCTAAGTATGCATCGTGTTCTAATATAAGATATGGTTGATTAGATCTAGCGCATTCCTTCCATAAATTATATTGACTATATAGGCATGCCTTTTCAGTCTTAGTATGTGGGCCAGATTTTTTATCAGAAAATTTAAGTCCTCTTTGAGAGGATAAAGTGTCTGGGGTTACTGCATCATAAAACTGAAAATTAAATCCTTTCCAACTTGGTGCACAATAATTGGCATATGCTTCACTAACTGGATGATCTTTGATCCTGATCATCTTGACTATCATTAGTCATGTTCCTCTCCTATCGCTTTATATTGCCATTCACTAGTATGACCTACAGACCATTTAGTGTCACGGCCTTCAACTGAGTAGTTTTGAGTGCAAACCAAAAAGTCTGGTCGCAACGTTTCTTCTGGTATTAAACTACTATCTTTCCATATCACTCTATTATTCGGCTGTGCCGCATATTGCCCATTATCAAGCCTCAAGATATTAAATGACTTGTGTTCTGGATCGTATTCAGAATAGTTCGTATTTAATACGTTTTCATCTGCATGACAGTTATCTATAGTGAAGACATACTCTCCGCCATGCATCTTCTTGTCGCGACCTAGAAACTCACAACGACCTAATATAGGTTTTTCTATAACAGTCATGTGATAGTCAAAGCAATCCCAAAGTTGTAAAGTATCAAGAGGTAGTTGATCATCTGGATTTATATCTTCTTTCCAGACAAAAGCTGACAATGGAAGCTTATCATATAAAGCGCCATAATCAGTTAGCAATGTCTCAAAGTACAATGCCTTTCCCATAACAGATTTTACAGACACCCACACACCGGGTGTCAGTTCTCCATGTCCTTTTTCAAGATCATAGAGATATTCCTTCTTAACGTAAACGTAGTGTGGTGGAAGGTTAGCTACTAAGAATGCCATTATTTTTCATCATCTTCTTCGTCCTCATCTTCAGGTTTTTGTTGTGGCTGTTCGTTGCCTTGCTCATCATCTTCTTTATCTTCTTTATCTTCAATCTCTCCTGCGTCAATTTCGCCTTTAATTTGTTTTTGCATGTCTTTAATATCTTCATCACTTAGCTGAAGAACATTTTTCATTACCCACTCTTTGGATAAAAATTCACCAACGTAGTTTTGAGCCATATCCATAGTCTGAAGTCTTTCTCTTAAAACTTCAGCATCTCTCATTTCTGTGAAATGATTGTCTACGACGTATTCGAAATGAACGTCTCGAATCCATTCATCCCAATCTTCCTCAGTGATAATGTTTTTAAGGATTAATTGGGTCTTTAGCGCTTCATAGAAAATATGATTAAATCTTTGTCGTAATCTATCAATAAACTTTTGGAATTTAAGTTCATCGCGCGTAATTTCACTAGTACGTCCGAGAGAGAATTGTGCCTCTTGTTCTAATCTATTGATAGGTACGTTGAGTGAACGATATAATCTTTTTTGGAAATATATGATATCATCGATTTGACCTAAATTCTCACCGCCTGGTAGTGTACTAATTTCTGTACCTCTACCACCTTCACGACGTGGTAACCAGAAATCTTCAAGCATTGACATATGCTTGCGATCATCTCTAATATCACCAGTGCTTGCATCATATACCAGCTTATTGCGGTAACGAGTCATGATACCTTTCATATATTCTTCGGCTTTACCTTTAGGTAAGTTACCAACATCAATATAAAAGATGCGTCGCTCAGGCGCACGTGCGAGACGATAGATGACAAGTGAGTCTTCCATCATCCTTAACTGATTAAGTGGCTTTAAAGCTTTATGGAGATATGATATAATACTTTTTTGCGATTCGTTCAAAAGACCTGATGTAGTATAAAGAACTGAATCTTTCGTTAATTTTACACCTTGTGTTTGTGATCCTGGTTTTTCTTGATAGATGTAATACTCATTGACTTTTTCAACTATATTAGCACCAGTTATAGGATCTTTCTTTTTCTTGATTTCTTTAACCTTACGGATCTTTGCAGCATCCATTGGTCTAATTTCAAGAATACCTTTACCAGGAGATGATTCATTTATTACAATATGGAATACTATTCTACCGTCAACATACCATCTACGGAATATATCATGACCTAGCTCGTTAAACTTGAGCATATGAAGAATATTATTAAATTCTTCAGTAATCTGCTCTTTAATCTTATCTGAAATTTCTACATTATCTAAATTAATTGATACGGCAAAGCCGGTATCATCGGTAGCCATGGCTTCATTAACAATGTCTTCAATTGCTGCATCGATCTCTGGATGCAATGCCATGCCACGATATTTTTGAATAAGCTGAAAATTATCTTTTGTTTTATCGCCATCGATATCAACATACTGGCCAAAATGAGTTCCAGCCGCAGTAACGTAACCTGCGCCATCCATATCAACTGGAGGTACTAGGGATTTCTTTTGCTTCTCTTCTGCTTCAGCAGATTTAGATCTGCGGATCGTAAATCCAAAGAGCTTTATTGCATCATTATCAGCCATATTAGTATCCTGCGATGAAAAAATAGTGGCCGACCGAAGCCGGCCACTTTGTATTTATAACTTACGAAGTAGTTGCGCTTTCCCAGTACTGTACTTGGAACTCGACCTGAAATCTCTCAATTTCGTTCGTAGTAGCATACGAAAGATCAATTGCAGAGACGCTGGTTGGGAAACAACCTCTAAAGTTATATGTTTTTAAGACACCTTCATCACGGTCTAATTGTTCAACTACCAGATCCGCCTGATAATCGACCGGAGCTGTAAGACCAGTATTTGCTTGGTGAGCATTCATACCGTTCATCCA